ATCTTCCGTCTTATAGCTTATATCAAGCGCATAAGCACCATTTCCACCGCCACTTTCACCTTTTAGATCATAAATTGTCCACGTTTGTGAAGAGGCGATGTGTGTCAACTCTATATTGTCATAATATTTGATGTTATTAAATGCGTGGCGCAGAAAGTTTGAGCCTTTTACTTGCGCTGTGTAAACGATTTCTGATCTTTGGTATATTTTCTTGTTGTTGCCATAACCATCAGCACGTTCTTCAATCTGTTCTTCAATGTTTGTGACTGTCGGAAAAAAGTCATTTAGATACAAGATGTTCTTCCATCCAGAATCAAAATTTCCAAAGTCTTTTGATGAGCAGTCATCATACCACTCAATTTTGTACTTGGCAGAACAAATGAAAAATACTTCTGAATAATACGTCACTCCATTAATCAAGAGTTCAATCCAATATTTATCTTCTGTTGGTGGTGCTGCGTAAGTAAAGCCATCGAATTGAAGAAAGAACTCATCATTGCCATCATTGTCAACATCTTGTGTGATGCTATTGTATGACACAGAGTCAGGAACGTAAGTTGCTGTGTCGCTTTTTATTGTAGCACCTTGATACGTCTGAAGATCATTTTTGAATATAAGCTGAAACTTAATCGAACCAAAGTCAGGAAACAGTAATACAGGAACATTGCTATCAAATGTGTAGAGATGCTGCTCTTGTCTTGAGGTGTAGAATGGTATCGTTGATAATTCTGAAAACTTTGTTCGCATAATAGATGCAATTATTTGACTAAATCAAGGCATGAACAATGACTTTGTTTATTTATCTTTTTATTCTGAAAGCAACACTCAAGTCAAGTTCTTGTGTCGGTTCATTATATTCAGCAGACTGTGGCTCACCCCATCCAAACTGCGTTTTGACTCTATCTTCGGCTTTGAAATTAGTGAAGAAATCAGTTCGTGACATCGAAACAGTCAAATCATTCTGCTTTCTTATTGGCTTGGTCTGTGAGAACTCTGTCACCTTGCCATTGATAGTTCCTTCAAGCAATGGTCTGTTTCTCAGATGATATTTTGGCAATACATTTGCCCACGCAAATACACCATTAGCGATAACATTGCCAGATATTTCACCTTTGTCATAGATTACATTATTACTTGAATCAAGCGCAACAATTACCATCGCTGTTCTGATATCTTTTTCTTCAAGCAACTCGTCTTTCTTGTATATGGCAGCAAGATCATAAATACTGTTCTCACACTTATACTCATTTTCTTTCGTTTGTGAATCATTAGATGAACAGATTGCCTCATATTCAATTCTTGCATCAGCAAAATCAACGCCTGAATCTTCATAGCCATCAGTAAACAACTCAATCTGTGGGAAATCGCTTTCATTATATTCGTAGGATCGTTTTCCTCTGAGATCATGTGCAAATTCGCTCTGCTCAAGATTCAACATCCTTCTTCTTGCTCGATAGCTTGAATGCTCTATTCGTAGTGCAGAAAGACTCGTGTCATAAAAGACATATAAATCAAGTTTTGTCATCAAGTCACCAAGCAAAGTTTCAAACGACTGTTCAAGAATGGTTGCGTTTTGATTGGCATCTGGAATTATTAAATCACTCGCTTGATAAATTACAACATTGTTGAAATCAACTGCTGCATCTTCATATTCTTTCAGATATATTTCTTCGCTTGTCGAATTAATAGAAAAGAACTCGCTTATAACAGACAATGAACATTGCGAAGCAAGATATTCAATCGCATCTTTCAACGGAATGCCATTGTCAGCAGTTATGTCAATAATATCCCATTGTGTCGTTTCTGTGACTTCAACAGCGACACCAGAACCACCAACTTGAACAGATGATGTCGATGTCCTTTTGTTCGCAATCGCAGGTTCTCGATAATATGTGCCACCAATTAATGTCCACTCATCGCTGGTCTGAACAGATGTAGTAAATTCTCGTGCATAAGTGACAACATATAATATATAAAGAGGATTTCCTGTGTATTGATTGTCATCATATTCTGTAATCTTATCAATTCTTATTGCGACCCATCCAACTCCCGGAGGTGGATCAGGAATGACATCATATCTGCTGACAATCTTTTCTTCTATTTCTCCAACAATAGAATTTAAAGTCTTTCGTGCCTCTACATCGAAAAGGTTCTTCTTAATCTTCCAGTTGTTTATCACACATCTCATTGAATCATTGCTGACAGGCTTTATTTCAAGCGTTGCCCTTGAATAATCCCACGAACCTTTGCGATATGGTAAATATCCAACATAGCATTGCTGCCATGTCTGATCTGACTTGCGATACTTAATCGTCAAAGGTATCTCATAACAGCCAACTGTATCTTCTTCAAATGCTGACAGTTTTGAAAATGTAGCATGACCTGTGTTGTCAGTAAAGACAAGATCAGTATCAAGTTCAAGTGTCCAGACACGCTGATCATCATGATACTCCCATTGCCATGATAACTCGCCAATATCTGGATATACTTGAGTCAATCCAGTATCTGGAAACGTCAAAAAAAACTGATATGCCTCGTTGATGTGTTTCAATTCGCTGTGATATTATTTGCTTCGTAAACCATAGGAGTTCCAAGATATTGAATAAATCGTGAAACTTGGCAGTCAATAAGATATTCCGCACCCATTATATTGATGACCATGAACTGCTCATCAACTTGATAGAATGCTGGTATCTCACTCATATTTACATAAATGTAAGTTTCTGTGTCTCTCCAATCATAGTCATCTTCCATATATTTTTCATAGTCATAGCTTGTAAATCTAACGATCATCTATTGGCTTTTTTGTCTTTGAAATATTGTTCTAAATCTGGTCTGCGCCTTATAGCTTCTTTCTCATCTATCCACCCTGCATGATGTCTGCAATTATACCCTCCCATATTTGAAAGAGGATCATAACCGCCAGAAGGCTTTCCATCAAAATCTTCAAACGCCCATTGCTCTGCTTCTTCTCGTGTAAATACTTTTCCATTCTTCTCTTGACAAAATTCTCTTGATGTTTCAATCAATCCTCCTTCGTAGATGAATGCCATCAGTCCAAGTCTGTCTGCAAATTCGTTGTTCACATTTCTGTCATGCTCAACAAATAAGTCTTGCGCTATCGTCTGAAAGTGACTCTTTATCTTTCCAAACTTGCCTTCTGGTAAAATCTCACTCTTTATAACTGACTGAAATTCTTTCAATGGCATTCCTTGAGCAATCGCTCTTGTGCCTATATTTCTGATTGCCATATATGGTTCTTCAAACTTGCTCAACTGATCCAGCAGACTTCCCTTTGCTATCTTGACAACATTGCCAGTCTTTTTGATGCCATACTTTGCAACGCTATCTTTCGTCACCTTGCCTTGTATCTTCTTCACATCGAAATTGTCAAAGTATTCGACATTCGTCTTGGTGATTTTAATAAGCTGATTGGCGATCCATGTGATGATTGGCATCACCTTTGTTTTCTTAAACTTTTCTTGAAATTCAGCAAGTTTATGAAGAGCAACGTGATTCTTTGTAGAGTTGACAATAATGTTGTCTTTGAATGTCAGAAGGTCACGAAATTCATTTATGACAGAACGATAAAAGTCACGCTCCAGCTTTTCAAACAGAAGCAATGCCTTCTTCTCAACAGAGTCAACTAATTCTGATCGTTTTCGTGACTTCTTGCGCATTATTCATCAATATCATCATCTAAATCAATGACTTCTTCGCTTTCAAGCTGCGCACGATAGATTGCGACATAATATCTGATGACATCTTTCTGCTCATTATAATTAAGGTAATGGAAAGGCATCTGATATTCACCTTCAACGCCTTGCAAGATTCTTTGACTTTTTATCTCATTGAATATATCCTCAAAAAATAGCCACAAAATCTTCTTGCTATGATCTACCGGGAGCATCGACAATGCTGACAACACTTCGTTTTCTGACTTATTGAAGAAAGGCTTCCACTTGTTTTTCTGCGAGAACCATTGCAACTCATCATCGTTGTCTTTGTACTTCATAGCCATCAAGTCAGACTCCAGATTTCTGATGTATTCCATTGAAACGTTTGCAGTCTTGCCTTGACTTATTAGCGATATGATCTGCTCGTCACTCAGAGGAACTAAATCTTCATCAAAGACCATGTTTCTGTTCACCTTACCCCTCAGATTAAAATAATGCAACATCTGATCGACAATGAAACGCCATATCTTCGCTTTATGCTCTGCATACTCATGAATGACATTGTTCTTGCTTTGAACAAGTTCTCTGATGCCTGTGGCTGTTTCCGCTCCGCTTTCGTTGTTGTACTTGTCAAAGATATTGGTGTTGAACAAGGCAAGTGATGTTAACTTTGCCAAATGATCAACTTGATCTTGATACATTTTGAAAACATTTTCTGGAATCTCAACCATGTGAACCAATCGTGAAAGATCAAGAATCTCACCATTGTCACCGCTTGTCGGCAATGGAATCTCAACCTCTGTAATCTCAAACTCATTACGACTGATGCGTGATTGTTTCTCACCACTTACAACTGCTGTTCCATCGCATGATGGACAGACATGATCATTTATATATCCATTGGTGCAATAGTTTCCATCAGAGTCTCTGTAACTGCAACGCTGCGTGTAAAAGTAAGCACGAATAAAGCCAAACAATGCCATCTGATTGTCAAGTTTTGACTTCTTCTCGCAATGCTCATTCAACACCTCCTTTGCTGGTCTGTAAATACTTTCATTTATCTGATACCCTGCTGACAAGTCTTTCACATACCCAAGAGATATGGCTGGTACATTGCCACTATTGTGAACGCCTGAAGAATAGTAAAATGATACTGAATTTGTCTTGCCTTCTGCTGTCGCATATGTTTCAGTTCTCAGTTCAGAATTGCTCACATCATACTCTGAAACCATTGCGACATCTTCAACAATGATCTCATAACTGTTGTTGCGTGTATATACATAATACACATACAACTGCTTCTGTATGTCTGTCTTTGATGAATCAAAAGTCTGCTTATATGACTCAGGTGCGTTTGCTGATCTCTTTATTGGCTTTCGGAAACAAATGAACTGCAAACCAAGATGATCAGAACCTTTTAAGATTGTATCTCTTGATGAAAAGATCATTGGATATGTGACAGGAAACTCTCTTGCATTATCGAAAGGGAAAAAGTCAATCAGCAAGTATGCGTTCGGATCAGTAGTTGCATAATCAATCAATCTCGTATTCAAATAATCATCAAGCGATTCCTCTTGATAGAACATTCTTAATCTTTGCGAGAATGACCCCCACGCTTGATCTGAGACGCTTTCTTGTTCAATTGGTGCAAGTACCTTGTTGACACGCTTGGTCTTGTCCACCTTCTTGAAAACAGACTTTAAACGATTTGTAAGATATGGTGTGTGTGTGTTGAATAATCTGACTGATTCTTCCTTCTGAGCATTTGTGTCATTTGCTCTTTTTTTCAAGATGATTGATTCTTGATTTTCACCAGAGATTATAGACCTCCAGTAATCAGCAATTTCAACAGTCTTAGCGTAATGAGAATGAAACTGACTGACAGTCAGCGATTGAAATACAAAATCTAATATCTCTTGTTCGTTGAGCGTTTCCATATCATGCAATGATGAAAACTTTATTGATTCTTTCCAATGACTTTATTGTTATTTATTACTTATTTAATTTCTCTGATATCCAGATTCCTTTTATTAAAGCATTTAATTCATTATAGCATTCCTTTTTAGTTCCTAATGCTATAATTGTTTCAACTCCTCCAACCTTATTTGATATTCTATGTATCGCAGTTGAACCGTATGCTCGATAAATATGGAAATTTCCAATATTAGCGGTAAACTTACCGTCTTTGTCCTTCGTGTAAGTAGTCAAAGGGCTTTTAGTTAATTCATTTAAATACTGAAGTCTCATTTCAATATCTTTAATTGTTATTCTCATTGTTATAGTTTTAAATGTTATAATAGTTTCGTGTCTTCTCTGTCAGTATCAAAAACCTATCCCTATCAGGCTGACACCAGTCTACCTTTCCCTGCCTCATGTCATACCCAATAGCAGGATTTGTCTTTGTAATGTTGTACCTACGCCTAAACTCCTCAACGCTTAGTACAATTACCTCTTGAATAAAATCGTTTAAATCTCTTTTCATTTTTTTTTAGTTGTTAATATAATTGCTTTCCAGCATTTCTATAATTATATCCTTATTTTTCTCTGAGATGTGTAACTTGATCTCATAATAATCAACCATATCTTCTTGTGCTTCATCGAGAAGAAACGTCCACTTATCTATCATCCTAATTTCTTCTTGTAATAGTTCTATCAGTAGCGTTCTCTGTGTTTCTTTTAAATATTTCATGTCTGTTTGTTTTAAGAGTTTAAAAATGTGAGCAGTTTCCGACTTACTCAGGTCAAGGTGTTTTCTATTAAGACCCTTGTTCTGCGATTAACAATTCTATTTCATCTATCTCCTCGTCCATGATCCTTTGACTGAGGATTGTGTTTGCGAGACTTCTGCTCTTTGCATCTGTAATCATAGTACTGGAACATTGTAGCATGTTAGTCACGTCTAAATTGGAGAGCTTCTCGATTCTGGCGATTAATTCTGTCTGATTCATTGTAAAATTTTTCATGTCTTTGTTTTTTTAGTTGTTAATCAATTACATCAGCAAACATATATGTTTTTTTTTTATAAAAAAAAAGAATTCATACTTTTTTTATAAAAAAAAATAGATAGAATCATATTTGATTA